GAATGTTGGAGTTTTTGGTGCAGGGGAAGCATCAGAAGTCAAGTTTGTACTTGAATCAAGTGCTTCTATGACGGAACTCTCATCTGTTCCAATACCATCTACTGCAATAAGGACACTAGTTTGTGCTCCTGTTCCAGGAATAGAGAATATGAGAGTTTCTGATGTTTCGTCTAGTCCATCAGGAGCAATTCCAACAATAACCTGTGCAATAGAATTTACAATGGTAAATTGACCAGACAGAGACTTACTTACAATATCACTAGAAGTGATTCCACTTCCAAACAACTTATAATTGAAGATGAGATTATCTGGAACGTTTTGTGTTGTAATGGTATATGTGATAAAGTCTCCTTCTTTTACAACAGTCTTATCAGCAGATACAGAGAACTTCTTAAGTTTAGATTCTTCTTTGTCTTCCTCGGAAATAGTATCTGGAGGATCGCTAGGAGTTGTATCAGTATTCGTATTTACAAGATTTGGATTTTGTGTTGATGTTACAAAAGTTGGTGTCTGTATAGGAAGACCGTCATCATCTATGTCCTGTCCAGGAGGTCCACTATTAAGAGGACTCTTATTAATTGTACACTTTCCAACATTATTGGTAGCAATAGACGTTACTGTTTCAGGTGTTGCAGGAGAAAGAGATACAAAGAAATCCTCAAAGAATTCTTGATCGTCATCATCAAGGAAAGTTTTAATGGTAATTGTTTTTTCGGTATCTCCTACAGCAAATCCTAAAGTACCATCTTTTGCTTCATAATCAACCTCTCCCTTTGCTGTTCCATCTTTAGTGATAAAAGTAATACTAGATGCTACTTCTAGATATCCACTCCTTGTCACAGTAAATACGGCATCATCACCCTCAGTAACAATTACATTGTCAATATTATATTCTATAATGGGAACCGTTTTTGGATTTTGAACACCACCAACAAAAGTAACGTTAGTTGATGCTATAGTAGTTCCCGATTGAGCATCTTCACAAACATACTGAGACCAATCCTCACCAGTTACTGGGAACAAATCATCAAGATCCTTTAATAAATTGTCAAGGAAATCCCCATCATCTTGTTTTTCAGTTTGACAATCTGTACATATTACAGTTGTTTTTGAACATTTTTTTCCAGGACCGCTACAAGAAATACCTAAGAGATCAAGAACATAGTTAATAGTGTCACCAACAATATTGATAGCAGAAGCAATTGCGCCTAAGATGTCATTAAGTGGTCCAAGAACAGCTTCCAAAATCTCTTCTAACAAAGAAGTAATCTTGTTTAAGATACCTTCTACTAGCGAATCTACCAAACAAGCAGCTGCTTTGTATGCTTGAAACAAGTATCCAAAAAGAAGATCTTGTAAAAATGCAGCAAGACGATCTCCCAGATCCTCAATTGAACACCCAAGGTTTGCGAGAATATCATTAAAGAACTTTGTTACAGACGACAAAGAGTTTCCCTCTGGGTTAACACCAAGAAGAATGTCCGTTAGATCTTTGATGCCTGCTTTAATTTTGTCAAGAACAAATCCTTTTACTTTTGCTACAAACTTTCTCGTTAATCGGATTGCCTTGTCAACATACTCTCTACCAATACCGACAATATCATATAACTCTCCACTCAATTCACCGACAAGATATGTTCCAAGTTTTCCATCATTTCTCTGGACTTCATATAACATTTCACTGATAATTCTCTTTAGAGAATTACCCAAATCATTTTCTTTACCACATTTGTCTGCTTTTTCAACACAGAAGTTTTTACCTCCTGGGTTTGTAGCAGAAGACTTAGCATTTTTTGCTTTTACTAGAGCAGTTGTTACTGTTCCAATATTTCTACCTTCAGAATCCTTAAGATCCTCACCAGTTGCAACATGACCGCTAGTTTGTACTGTCTGTGCTACCTCAATTGCTTCGGGATCTTGATCTGCTGCAGATACATTTGGACTTAAAAATGTAGTAAATGATTTACATCCAGATTCTCCAGGAGTAGGATCGTCTGCGAGTGGTTCCTCTGAAGAAATAGCAGTTCTTCCAATAGAACCCATGATGACAGGTTGCTGCTTCATGGTGTCTAGGAAGAATCCCATAACCCATACCCCAGGTTCCAATTGATCGGAAACCGAAGCATGACCACCAGCGACATGTGGATTGGTGACAGGCATCATCGTAACTGCCCATGGCAAGTTTTCCGATGATACAGCATCGCATGATTGAGGATGAAGACCTACAATTCTGACTTTATATCTTCCAGAACCTTTCTTATCATCCGCTTTCTTTGACTCAATCTGCCCAATCCACCACTGGAATCCATCGGACCCAATTTGCATGGTGGGATATAGGTTATTCAACTGATCCATTCTTAGTTATCGTGAATTTTACACTCAGGTGCGCCAGGTTCTTGATCACAATAGAGTTCTAGTGGAGAGGGATCGTGATGATCTCCTGCCTCAATCTCTTCTTTATGGTGCTCAACGTACTCTTCTAGATCATGCAGTTCGCCTTCAATGTGACGACGTTGCTGTGGCGAGGTCATAGGATTCTGGAGAATCTCTTTGTCCTTCTCAATATGCTTTTCAATAGATTCCATTTAATACTCCGTGAATTAGGTTACTTTACTTTCAGAGTCTTTGATTCCGTAAGAATCTCGGATCAGATCTAACACAGTATATACTTTACGAGTGCTAACGTCAAACTGATGATTTAATTTCTTAATTAAGTAAGTGCCACTGTGTTCTGGATCCCACACTTCCTCTTCTCGTTCTTTGTCGGTAACTTGATTTGGAATTCGTATTTCAATCTTATCACCTGCACATAATTCTAGATGTCCTGTCAATGAAATTGTTAGTTCCTGATTAGACATTATACCATACCTAGCAATACCCTGGGAAAGATATTGTTTTACAAAATCAGGATATATGTTATCAACATCCTGATCTCCTAGATCACTGTCTTCATTTGAGGCGATGCCCGTACCATTATAAAAACTTTCATGATTAATAACTGTTGACATTACTCTAGAAGGATATTCCGATAATGTCTCTTGACCGATAGGAAGTTTTGTCTGACTTCCTAGATGAACCATATCATTCCAAGTGTCTTTTAACGAATAAACATATTCCTCATATTTTCCAGTATTTATGTTGAAATAACAGACAATAGACGAATAAACTCCTTTACGAAGCTTCTCCATCATATCAATCTCACCGCCAAAAACAACCTCCTGAATTCTCATGAGAGATTCGTTCGGTGCCTTACCTGCTTGATATATGAATGGTTGTACCTCATCGTTCACAACTGGATTTACAACTGGAATTTTTTCCGAGTCTGATAAAGTATCAATAGACTTAAAATAATATCCTCTTTGTGTCTGATAAAATAAGTATCCAGCAGTGCCACTTGCCTTTGTAGCACTTTCCGAAGAAACATCAGACTCGGTAGAACCAGATGCAGCTGCTGCCGCTGATGTGCTTTTCTTCTTATTATAACTCTCAGATGAAACTGTTCTCATACAGAGAGATCTGATCAAACTAAATGGTGATTTCTTTGTTGGTAATAGTTTAATTGTAGTAGCAGCAGGTTCTACATTTTCTTCTGGTAAAGTTCTTTTCAAGTAGTCTTTCATGACTTTCTTTACCACAGAATCGGTTGATCCTTCTAGTAGTTTGTTTACTCTAATCCCCTCATTTAATAATCCCTCTTCGGAGATCAAACATAACGTATAAATGTTTCTCCTATCTGCAGCAATTCTATTTGCAACTTTCCAAACACGGAAAGTATATTCATACTCTTCGTTTGTGGGATCGGTACATTTAAATATTACCTTTTCAAATCCCTGCAGTGGCATTTTAGAGATCAAATTTTCAGAGTTATCAACCACTACCATGGTTGCTCCATATGCAGGCCACTCAATACATTCATGATATTGAATGTAAGTAACCAAAGACACAATATTTGCGTATGGTTGAGATTCATCTCCTGCTTTATATAAAGCGATTGACTCTGGAGAAAATGTAACCGCGTATGGTTTTTGATTAAAATCCGACATTACAATCAGTATGGAGGCGGGAATAGTGCAGAGAATCCAGGATCTCCAACCTGACCAATATATGAGATTGGATCTTCGTCTGAGGTAGATGCTGTCTGGTTATTATTTATTACGATAGGTTCAGGCATAGTAACCTTTGAGTCAATTCTATTCAGTGCTTGTTCTTGTGATGCCATATTTACAATAGAAGATTTTGCACCAGTAGATTGTGGGCGACCTATTAATTCATTCCATGTTTGCATCCCCATTCTAATAACTTCATCTTCATCCGCTGCCATTTTTGCATGAACTTCACGGACATAATCACCAACAGGACCAGGCATGAATTGTAGTAATGTTGGTAACAATGTGATCAAATTTCTACCTCTAATTCCCCTAAGGGATGGTGTACGAGGAACCACACTACTACCAGTTCTCATCTGCATTCTCAATCTATTTGCAGTAGCACTGTTAGGTCTGTAATTTGGATCCATCAACTTAGTTGCAAGATCTCTACCCTTATCAAACATAGCACCTGTAGTCTTTGCCTGTGGTTCTAAGAAGTTAATTCTAGGTGCGTTTGAAGGAA